TGTAAATGTGGCTGTATGTAGGCGGAGTAAACAATCCGTTCTTACCCTGCATCTTAATACCCATCATCATTGAATTCCATTTTCTACTCACTTTAAGTTGAGTAGATTTCATAGAAAGCAAAGCTGTTTGTGGATTCTTTCCACACAACAGAACAAAATGGTTTGCAGTGTTTTCAAGATAATTACCATTTGGTAGTCTATCTTTGTAACCTTTGTCTCTGGTTGTTGTACTCACAATATCACTGTCAGCTTCGTGAATCGCAACAGGTGCACCACTGCTGGCACCTCTGTCTTGCCACTCAATGTATTGTCTTTTGTAATGACAAGGAATTACATCTATGTCATCAAACAATTCATTTGTAACAGTGTTTATGATTTTGCCGGGCTCTGCGCCTTCGACATATTTACCATCCCGTTTATTGACTTCGGGAGATAGCTGTCCCAGAATTTTTAAGAAAGGTAACGCAAGATCTTCTTGCGATATATTCTGAGCACCTTGATTAGCATCAGCTTCAAATAGATTTGTAGATAATGCTCCTTCTTTTTTCGTTGCTACTTGGTTCATTGTTATTTGTTCCTTTTTATTGTTGTCTTATTCTCTGAGAAAACCCCAAAGATTTCCGTTGGCATTTCTTTACCTGCCTCAATACGCTCACGGACTAACGCTTTAAGAGTCATGGGCTCAACCTTCAACTTTTGTGTTGGTTGATACCCACGCTCTTGTGCAAGAGCAGCATAATCAGCTGCCTTGTTATCTTCGTTGCGACCAAAGGATACGGA